TAAGTGCAGTCTGTCCTGCGGCTACCATACCAGCAGCGAGTGGGGCACCGACACCAGTAGCAGCAAGACCGAAGCCGATAAGTGTTGGAAGAAGTTTACCGAGCCAGCCAGCTTCGGGCAGACCAGTATGTGGGTTGATTGTAAGAGAGCCGCCATGCGCCATAGCTAGCTGCTGCAGCCCGTTGACTTCACCGGGGGTCATATGCACGAGCATCTTGTCGTCGCCACGACCGTAGCTCTGTAGCTGCTTAGCCATAGGGTTCTGAGTTACGGACAGACCACCAACCGCAGGCATACCGCCAGTAGTGCCGGGAACCATAGCACCAAGCTGGGGAGCAGACCCTGTTACTGAAGCATTCGACGCTGAGTTAATAATCGGTGGCATGGTGCGCGTGTCCGTCATCTCGTATCCTATCTTGTGATTACGCTTATAGCGCCAATTTCACCAAAACCAAAGACCGGAAGTGGTGCTACTCGTGTTACCGGCGGAAATTGTGCCGAAACATGCGTAATACCTATAATCGCAGATGGTGTAGCTGGGATTGCAGGGGTTACACCGGGGCTGGCAGCGACCGCAGGAAAGTGCTCAATCGACACGCCTGTATTCTCGACGCGCCACATAATTTCGATATAGCCATTGTCCGCAGGAATATCGACCACGATAGGTGTTACGGCAATAAGATGCGACGGGTCCCCCGCAGATTTACGCGACGGTATGGTAAACCGACTGTTAGAATTGGCGATGTCAGTCCCGTTGTACCGCAGCCAAATGTCGATGTCCTGCTGGTCGTTGGTCGTGTTCTTGAACTGGATGCTATAGGACACATTATAGATGCCCTGCTGCGCAAAGGTTATGCGTGAACTACTGACGATGGAGATGCCGTTGGGAAACTCGTCACCGTTAAGAGTAAGTGCATAAGCAACGGCCACACTCGCAGCGGTCTGGTCTTGGTCGCTCGTTAGCTGGTTATATGATGTCGATACGTAACGGCCATCACCATAGAGGAAGTCGGCGTAAAGCCGGTTCGTCATGATTTGGTCTGAAATCTGAGCGCCGTTACGGTGGCCATCCGAAATCAACGCAGAGGTACGAATGCCGTCGGAGTCTTGGTAGTTAATCTGCGCCTGCACCGCGCTTAGGGTCGTCGTGGCAACGCTGGTCGCGTTTATCGAAGTGCCGCTAAAGCTGCCACCTACAAACTCGTCGGCTGTATACTTCTGCGCATTGTTGGGTGTGCGCGAGTCCAGCTGGGAGAAGTAGTTTTCTATGACGCGCATAAACTGCCGCATATACTGCGGGTCGTATTCTGTTGGAGCGTTGGGTAGCGGCGCGGCCTTAAACCTATCAAGTGCCATTAGCGGCGTCCGTCAGGTCGTGCGTCTAGGCGCGGTGCACCTAACTGCCACTGTACCCCAAGCTCACCGGAAGAAACTTTTAGCGCCATCTGACGTGCACGGGCACGGACAAACACTTGGTCTGTATAAGCACCGACTGAAGTCTCAATAACACGCTGGCTATCCGCAGGGTCCACACGGAACGCACTACCGGGGAAGTTGCGTGGCCGAACAGTCAGCGTCACTTCTGGAGCTTCAGCAGTCGAGCCGTCAAAGCTTATGTCGGGTATCATACGCCTAGTGAGCATGAAGTTGTCGCCGTCATCGAGGTCAAAGTCAGACGACTGGATGTAGCTGTCCATAGGCAACTCGTCGTCATTTACCCCAAGTTCGTGGGAGTATAAGTAGCCACTGGTTGCACCGCCCGTCGTGTTCGCAGCTTGCGGGTAGTAGCGTATAGAAGTGTCGAGCCACGCTGTGCGGGGTATATAGCCATAATACCAGATACGTTCGAGGTGGTTGTAGACCACATAGGCGTTGTTATAGTCGCTATCTGCGGTGGGGTAGAACCACCAGACTTCGTTCCACTGCTCGTTAGTACCACATATAACTTGGTCGGCTTGCTGAAGATTGAAGTCATTGAATACGTGGTTACGCAAGGTGCAAGGCAGCGTCTCGACGCGACCGGTATAGGCATAGAACTTGTCCTGCCCCATCCAGTATGTGGTGTTAGCCGCCGTAGCCATCGACCGTGGCGACATAATGGAGATATTATCCGCATACTCCTGCAGCCCGAATACGTCGGTCGTGCCAAGAAACTGCAGTGTGTACAGGTGGCTGTCTGTCCAGACTATGATTTCCTGCCGTGTAGGCAGAGCGCGTATGATACGTGAGCCGCGAGAAACACGTATGTCGCCTGCAGAATTAGTCTGTGAAGGCGTCCAGTCACCCGGCGTGTCTTGGTCAGCCCAGCGTATAAGCATGGGGTCAAAATCATCAGGGTCTACCGAACCGAAAGGCACCGCGCCAAATGCAATCAAGTGCCTGTCTTGCTGTGATACCAGCAACTGCATAATTTTAACAGGGACCGACGCAGCTGTGAACCCTTGCGTAGTAGCGTAAGCTGATAAACTAATAGCACGAGTATTTAGCGCGTTTGTCGGGTCGTCTGTAAGTCCACGCGTCCACCAGTAACCCTCGCCGTTGCGGAAGTTCATTACAAGGTCGTTGTCGAAGTTATCAAACCACCAGTCGCGCTGTTGCAGCGCTATCGGATACGCAGAGCCAGTGCCCCATGTACCACGACCCCAAGTGCCTGTACCCCAGCCATAACCAAATACGCTGATAGGAAAACCGGGGCTAAGTTCGAACGCAAGGTCGATGGCTGTACCACCCGAGCCGGTTACGGTAGATGTCGCACTTGTGCTAACAGTGTAGGTGAATATAAATGGGTCTACGACGGTAATTGGGTAATTGCCGTTAATCTCAGTGATTGGAATACCACCGATATTGGATGGTGAGCCGGAACCCGTAACCCCAGAAATAGTTACATAATCCCCCGTCTGCGCGCCATGGGCAACTGCGCCTAAGTTCACTGTGACCTTAGCTTGGCCGTTAGTGGTGTTTATGCAGTTGTCTGTGTCCGGTGAGTCTAGCACCGGGTCAATAGCGCGCAGCGGGGTTATGTCGTAGTAGTTACCTGCGATTTCGATGTAGACTTTTACGTCCGTGCCCATCGCAAGCATATCATCAGAGTAAGAAGTAACCCAGTTTAGCATCTGCCTGCAATAGCCGATGAATGGGTCAGGCGCGGATTTTAGCCAGCCGCCAAGCTTCTCGGGGTAACCGGAACGGAAGCGTATTTTATCACACTCCCTCCAGCCGCCTTCGTTAGAATAGTCGGTCTGGTCCCGGTTAACACCCGGCTTAAACTGAAGCTTGATGAAGGACACTTAGCCCCCTTCTACATCATCCTGCGGAGCGCCTACTTGAGCTTCCGCCTGTTCCTTGATTTTCACTACAAGAGGCCATGCACCTGAAGACGTCGGCAGGTTGCCAAGCGTCTGCAATACGGCGTTAACTTCTTCTACGTGTAGCTTGATTTCGATTTCCATTATTCACTCCATGGTAACGGGGGTGTGACAACAGGAGGATTGATTTGGTTTGCAATCTGCTGGGCCACGTTTGCTTCATAGCTTGCAACTTGCTCTTCGCCAAGTGCATCTTGCACCCAGCCAATGACCTGCGCTTCGGTGAGGTCTGCATATGGTGTGAACGTCGCACCTGCGTCGAGTGTGACGCCGACCGAGCCATATACGCTGCCGTTGTACGTGCCGTCTGTTCCATTAAGGGTCCAGTGTACGGTGAATACTACGTCGGTATCGCCGTCCAGTTCTGGGTAGCAATCCATCTGAACTACGGACCATGTGTTAGTGATAGGCATGTCTTAGTTTCCTTCTAGTTGTGCCACGCGGGCGCGGAGCGATTGAATTTCCTTGACCAGCATCGGGACCAGTTTCGAGTAGTCCACACCCATCATATCGTCTGGGTCTGCTGGTTGACTGACTGCCTCTGGTGCAACGGTGACAAGTTCTTGCGCCACGAAGCCGTAGCGTTGATGCGTGCCGTCAGCCTTCCAATCAAACTTCCGTACTTGAAGCGCGTCAATCAGGCTGGCGGCGTCATCCGCGTCAGTGATGTTATCTTTTAGGCGAACGTCAGAGGATGTGTTGTAAAGAACTCCCGTTGTGCCGTCTTGCGTGATGGAGCCGATGTTGCCGCCATTAAACGCAAAATACAGGTAGCCTGTACCAGACGCAGTTCCAGTTACATGGCCAATTCCGGCGTTCGACGCGCCGGACGCAGGTAAGAAGGTAATGCCGGTGGTCGGGTTAGATAACGCAGCCGTCGTCCCCACCAGCAAGTTGCCGCTGCTGTCGATGCGCATACGTTCTGTGAAGCTGATGGTAGACCCGGATGACCCACCAGCGGCGTTGAACCACTTATGGACGTTTCCGTCAACCCAATACTGACCGGCGGTGTCGCTGTTATTATATATCCAGTTGGTTCCGTTATAGTAGCCGTTTGACCCAAGAATGGCCTGAGAAACTGTAGTGTTAGCAAATAACCCAGCGCCCTGACCGGCAATCTGAAGCGCCCTATACCCAGAACTCCAAGCACTAGGGGTAGAATTAATCCCGACGTTACCGCTGGCGTCGATGCGCATACGTTCTACAGAGTTAGTGGCAAACGCAATAGGTGTTACTGTGCTGGTGGAGATAAGCGCCCGTTTGTCGGCGCTAGCCGAACCAGTTATCTGTAGGAATAAGTTGCTGTCAACAGCGTTTGTCAACGATAACCCACTCTCAAATCCTGATGTCCCCGTAGTTTCTTGGATTTGCAGCTTCGTTGCTGGAGCAGTCGTACCAATCCCGACGTTGCCCGCGCTGGTTATGCGCATGGCTTCTGAGCCGCTGCCAACTACAAAAGTCAAGATACCTGTATTCACCCCTGATGTGCCGGGGACATACCCAAGTCGGACGTTGTTGCTTGCTGGAACAAAGTCAAACAAGCCACCCTTTGTATCAAGCGTAAACCCTGCGCTAGAATTGGTGTGTACACGAATGGCTCCCGCGACACTTAGCTTTTCAGCAGGGGTGGTCGTACCAATCCCGACGTTGCCGTTCGTACCGTCGATGCGAACGCGCTCACCGGCACCGGGGGTGGCGTTATTCCCAGTGTGTATCGAGACAGCCCCAGAGGAACCGGGCCAGAAAGTAATGCCGCCGCGATATGGGTTTGCGGTGCCCGGAGCGGGCGAGCCGTAGATACCAGTGCGGTCTGCCGCTGCGTCTGCGCTGTTTGAGAGCAAGGCAACTGAAGCGTAATCACCTGAGTTGCTTTGAGATACATGCAACCTTGTGACCGGCGCACTCGTACCAATCCCGACGTTGAGGTCAGCAGTGATACGCATCACGGAGGTTAGCGTGTCAGCAAGCATATTTTGGTTTACAAGAAACTCAAGCCCACCGCTTGCTGCAAAACTTCCGCTCTGGTCAAAGGAGCGAATTACCGCTGTGCGATTACTAGAAAACCCACGGAAATTAAGGTTTGTGTAGGCAGGAGAACCAGCTGAGCCAGTACCCCCTGAAATACCTACACCAGTATTAGTGCCGCTAACTGTTAGCTTATCCCCCGGCGAACTCGTACCAATCCCGACGTTGCCGCTGGTGTCAATCCGCATGCGTTCTAAGCCGTTTGTGCCCAGAGACATGGCCGCAGCAGTGACTGTCTGGATAAAGAGGCCACCCGTTTCTGCAAGCATAGTTGCCGTGCGAGTGCCGTTAAAGCCTAAATCAATACCACCATAGGTCGTGCCGTTGATTTGCAGCATCGACGTGCCGGAAGAATTGATGCCCACCGAACGAGTGTAAAAACGACCAAATACATCAGGTGTAGCCGTACCAATCCCGACGTTGCCGCTGCTATCGATGCGCATACGTTCGTTGTTGCCGTTTGTGTATACACGGAACCCATTTCCGGTATCGGCGTAAGCAGTAATATCTTGGGATGTGCTACCAAGCAAAGAGCCGATTGTGCCGAAATAACCTGCGGCAACTCCACCCGTTCTGATAGCAAGATTGCTTCCCCAAGCATTTGCGTTGGTGTTGTCAATAATCAATGCGGTCGT